GCTCCACTAATCGCTAGACTTGTCGCTGACAGAATGATTGCTAGGTTCTTCATCTTTCATTTCCTCAAATGCTAACCTTAATATGTAGTAAATGATATATGCAGTAAAGGCAAGTCCGCAGGATAATAATATTACAACACCCCAAGGAAACTCACTCATAATAATTACCTACTAATCTCTTCCCAGTCCATAGACCCGTGAATATCTGCACCATTAGAATTGGAAGAAGCAACGAGAGAAAGTTCATAAGGTGTTCCTGTTAATGCATCCCTTTCCAACTGAAACTTAAATAATGCCTCTTTAAGAATATCAACTGGTGTTGAACCTTGATTAGACCCGTACAAATATCCAGATGCTAATATTCTTCCACCAGTATAAGTTCCACCATCAATTTTATATTCCACAGAACTATCAATACCAGCATCGACCCAAGTTCCACCAACAGATGTTCCTGTTGCTCTTACTTGCCAGTTATAAACTGCATTGTTTGTAATACCAAGAATTGAAAGTGCAGTCATAATTACAATTGCATCCAATCTATTTGGCGTTGCTTTAAGACGAATTGATAAAACAGTATAATAAGTTCCTGCAGTTGTTAAATCAACTGGTGTTTGAACAGGTGTTCCTGCTGCTTGCTGCAATCCACGAAGTTCATAACCACCCTCTGAAATTACAGTAGAACAAACTTGTTTTAATGTGCTCGCACTCGTTGTAATTCCAGTATTTGCAATCTCATATCTCAAAGGTAATGATGCTGTTGTGATATAAGTTGTATTGATAAGATTTGCGTGATGGAATGAGTGGCAGTGAATAAACTTACCATCAACTACAAATCCTAGTCTTACCGTTCCAAGTCCCAACCATTCAATATCCATCCACATAATTTGTGCTTTGGAAATATCTAATGTGACACCAGATGGATTGAGATGCCCAGGACCAAGCATCGTATCAACATTCCAACTTGCTTGTGATACTCTTGTTTCTGTTGTAATTCCTGGAACATATGTTCTTTCTACAAAATATAAATTACTTCCATCAAGTTCTAAATACATCCCATTATCTGCACCAAAGTATCCTACTCTTTGACGAAGATTTGATTTTGTTGGATTCATTACAAACGTATTCAATACCTGTAATGATTTTCCTGGTTGATAAGAGAATACTTTTGTAGTTTCTCTGATGATTGATGCGGTGCTTCCAACACCAACAGTCATATTAATCAAACCTTGTGCTGTCGAAAATCCAACTGTTGAACCAGTACCAACAACTAAACCACTCCAAAGATTATTGTCTCTATATCTGTGAGATGAATCAAAGAGAGTGAGTGGAGTAGACATCCTCTGCCTACCAAATGCATCTGTTGCTATTGGTGGTAATTCGATATCAACAGTTCCTGTAACTGGAAATGGATTTGTGGTGCTGACTGGTGAATTATTGAGGTTAATTGATACTTGTCCAGTGGTTCCAATACCTACAGTATTCAGTAATGTAGAAATACCGACTGGAAGATATGGTGTTGTTAATGCACCACTGGTTCCAACTTCAACTATATGGGAATGAATTGGATTTTCTGGTGTACTTGTAACAGTTACTATTCCAGGAATACTAATATCACCATTAATTGTAATACTAGAACTTCCAAGAGATACTGGAAATGGATTGTCAACACTAACTGGTTGACCATCTTTAGTTGCAATATTATTAACTTCAAATAAAGATCTTTCTTGATTTAAATAATCTTGATTTTGTATATTCCACTGTGCCATAAATCAATCAATCCATTCTAATTTTGAGGGGTGGTATCTTTTTGTATTTTTAATATTGAAGTTTTTTTCTTCTGCTGGATAAATTTGATGAACTACAGCACCTGGATATTCACCTTGAAGTTGTTCTCCCAAATCCCTCTTTGAAGGAATTCCATTTTTGGAGACTAAATCAAGTCTATAAAGATTACCCTTCCACATAATATCCGCAGAGTATTCTTCCCCAACTTGTTGTGTTTGTGGTTCTGAATTATTAATATAAAGATTGCCGTTAAAATCTCCAGCAATCGTTACACTTTCTGACAAAAATTGTTTGAAAGATTTCATCTGAAACAATCCATTATATTATATTTAGTATTTACCCTCCACACAGTAATCTGACTTTTTATTTGGTGTATATTCCTTATAACCTTCTTGTGGATTCATCCATCCACAACCAATCAACCACTCCATCGTCATTGGAGTAGGTCTTACCTGTTCCCACAGTGGTCCTTTAGCACACATCTCCAAGTATTTGGCAGTTTGATTTAATTGTTCTTCTGCCCAGTTGGCATCTGCTTCCCAAGGAACAGCACGACTTTGACCCATAGATTCATAAGCAAGTTTAGTCGTCTTCATCACCCAAGCAGGAATCTCAGAATCTTGATGAACTTGTGCCATAAAAGATGTTTTCAATCCACCACCCATACAATCCTGAACAGTGTGCCATCCTTCATGTCTTAGAGTTCCCAGAAACTCTCTAGGGTCTTGAATAAGACTTTCGTTAATGAAGAAACGATTATATTCTGGTTTATATAAACCTATCGTTCTTGGTGTAAAGTATCTACTAGGACCAACATAAACTGGGACATCCAATTTGTTGAGTGCTACTAGAATAGATTTGATTTCGGATCGAAAGGTATCAAACTCTTTACCAGATAAAAATGCAGATTCTGGTGTAAGTTGTTCGACTCCTTCTGTACATTCTCTGAGTATCATACAACCCATCGCTGCAAGGCTGTATGCTGGAACTGTTGGTTGTTTCTTTTCTAATGAACTAGCAAATGCGGGAAATGCCAGAGTTAATGATAAACCAAATGCTGCAAAGAGTTTCTTCATTCTCTTCCCTCTTGTTTATGTATCCAGACCTTCAAATCTTTTACATATTTTCTTAATATTTCTGCTTGTGATAAGTGCCAGTCATCTCCCGATTTAATATATGCCTTGATGTGTTCATCGACAGCATCAAGGCACTTTTTAATTACAGGATTCCAGGGTTCCCGAATTGGAGTATTCCATTCGCGTGGCATAATACCTCATAAATCATTTTTTCTTACCACCATTCTTTGCCTTTTTAGCAGTAGCATTACCCTGGTTCTGCTTGGATTGTTTTCCTCCAGCAGAACCTTTCTTACCTTTATTAGCAGACTTGGACATTATGCTCCTGTGCGGGGTTGAACGTAACCTTCACCATCTTCCACCTTAGTTTCAAGTGCTTCAACTCTTGCTTCAAGAGTTTCTGGTGCTTCTGGTTCTGGTGGAGCAGCAGCAACTACTTCTTCCCTACGTGGTTCCTCTTTTTGGTCATCATCATCTCCACCTTTCTTCATGGTGTTAATTCCAAAGGTTGCAGCGGAGGCAGTAAAAACGGTTGCGATAAAAGTTGGATCCATTTTAGCAAGAAGCCCAGCATACGATGCTGTCAGAAGTGCGGCAGACCAACTCAAAATCGAAATACGAATCAATTGTCCCATAGCGTTTTCCTTTTTCTTTTCCATCAGTCCTGATGATTGATGTACTTCTTATTTAGGTTTTTAGAACTTAAACTTGACTTTTGCAGCAACAGAATTGTTAGTAACTCCATTGTTTACACCATGAGAACCTTCAACAAATAATATTTCTTTATAATCCAGAGAAGCACTTACACCATAAGAACTATCAGTTCCATAAGCACCTTCTACACTGACACCAAATAAATCTTTCTTCTTGCCACCAAAACGAGTTTCTAATTTAAGTCCTGCTTCACCAACATGTGTTGTTTGATTGTGACCATCAACACTTCTAGCAGACTGAATGGAACCAGTTTCATTATATGCATTTCTCTTTACATTTTGAACAGTATAACCAATAAATGGTTTTACTGCTTTATTAAGATGCCAATATAATCGATTAGAAACCCACCACTCAGTTCCAGTTGTTTCACCAGCATTATTAAAGACACCTTCTACATTTCTATTGTACTTATAATTGCTGTTCGCAATCGCAGCATTGGTATTCAGAGTCAGTGTATTACCTCTGAGTTCACTGAATATACCGAAATGGTCTTTGTTCTGTTGTGTGCTTGAGTCAACGCCATTGAGGTTTGTGTTAACTCTATTATACTGAGCACCAAGAGTCCAACCTTTGGTTACATCAAACTCAAACCCACCACCGAAGATTTTAGAAT